GCTGAATTTGACCGGGGCCGATATCCACCTCCTCATCGCCGCGCAGCAGGCCGGCAGCCCCATCATGCCGCCGGTGATCAACATTTCCGGGGGCACGGTCGAGGGCACGGACAGCGCCCCCACGGGCGTGAGCTTCGATATCCCAAGCAGCGACACGGCCGAACTGATCAACTTCACCAAGAGCGCCTACGCCTATTGTGCCGTCGCCTGGTACAGCAACGGAGACCAAGTGCAAATGACCGATTGGGCCAACTGCACGGCAACGCCAGGAATCCAACTACCAAACTAAAACGAAAGCATGAAAGATGAGAGATAAGAGGTAAGAGATCGGGGGAAAATCGCTCATCGCTCATCCCTCATCCCTCATCCCATGTCCCATGTCCCAAGTCGACCTCCTCAACAGCTACATGTCGGCCGCGATCGCGGCCCAGGCCGTCGGCAACTACGCCTCGGCCCTCAACAACGCCCTGGCCGCGCAAGGCCTGATCGCTTGCCTCCCCAAGATTTCGCGATCGGCCGGACTGGGCGGGGGCGAGATGTCCGCCAGTTGGGATTCCGCCGGCATCGACCAGTTCGTTAAGAGGCTGATGCAGATGCAGGGCTCGACCGCCGGCATGATCAGCGTGCCCGTCACGATCATCGAGCCCGCGACGATCGGCAACGGCGAGGAATTCGCCAATTCGTCAGGTGGTTACGTGCAGTAAAAACATGATCAAACGGATCCGACCGATCCGACCGATCCGTCCGATCTTGAGCCAGCCATGAGCATTTTCACTCGAATTCAATCCATGGCCCGTTCCGCGCTGGGCATCAACGCGCCGGCGCCTCCGCCGCCGGCGATGACCGCCAGCCAGGCCATGCGGGGCCGCGTGGGCCGCTGGGATTCCAAGAACACCGACCGCATGAACTCGGCCCACTGGGCCAAGACCACCGGACTGCCCATCAACGCCGAACTGGCCTACGCCAGCAACTGGCTGCGGGCCCAGGCCGAATACGAGATCAGCAGCAACCCGGTGATGGAGGGCCTCGTCAATTCCCACATCACCGACGTCGTCGGTCCGGAGGGACCGAACTACCGAGTCACCAGCTCCGATCCGCTCTACAACAAGAAACGCGAGAAGATCTGGCGGGAGTGGGCCAAACACGCGGGCGCAAACCGGCAATTGTCCCTCGTGGAGATCCTGGCGAGCTGGGTCAGGTCGCTCTGGAAGGCGGGCGAGTTCGGCACGCAGATGATCAACGACACCAAGGCCGATGGGCCCATCAAGATACGATTGCTGCCGGTCCACATGCATAGGCTCCTGACCCCGCCGGAAATGTTGGGCGATCCGGAAGTCGCCCTCGGTGTCCGCCGCGATGAGAACCGCAACCCCGTGGGCTATTACGTCAGCGAACCATACATCTTCGGACCTTTTGAAATCTACACGGGCGAATTCTACTTCGTCAAATACGAAGATTTCATTCACGGATACGAACTGACCGAAGAGGACCAGGTCCGCGGCGTCCCCTGGCTGGCATCCTGCCTCGACACCGTGGCTCAGCTTCGCGACTGGGACAAGTCGATGCTCGACGCGGCCGAGGTCCTCTCGAAGACAGGCGTGCTCTGGTCGCTGAAAAATTCCACCGAACCGATCCCGGTCAACCCGGGCACGTCGGCTCCCATGGAACGCGGTCAGCACACCTTTGGGCCGATGGGCTGGGAGCCTGAGCAGCTTACGCCCACGCAGCCCTCGCAGGACCAGCAGAGTTTCCGTAGCGAAAAGAAGAGCGAGATCGGGCGGGGCAGGTGCATCCCTTCGATCCTCATCAATTTGGATTCCAGCAAGAGCAGCTATTCCTCTTGCCGCTTCGACAACCAGCCTTACTGGCGTTCGGTCGCGGCCATCCAGGGCTGGCTGGGGCGGATCGGGCTCGACCGGATAGAGGCCACGGTCATGCGCGAGGCCGAATTGGCCAACGAATTAGAAGAAGCCCCGGACGACGCGGCGCATCATTGGGGCTGGATCAAGCCGCCGCACGTCGACCCGACAAAGGAAGCCACCGCCGAGCGGACCTATCTCCAGAACGGCACGCTGCCCTACACCGACGCCGTGTTGTCGCACGGCCATGATCCGGACGCCGTGTTGGAGATTCGCAAGCGCGATGCCCAGCGGCTGGAACAAGCCGGCCTGCCGGCGATCCCCGGAATACCGGATCCGAGCAAGGCCGCCGGCAGCGGAGCGGGAGGGCGGGGTGGCAAAAGCTGAGGGCAAAAAACTGAAACGCTGAGGGGAAAAAAGCTGAAACGCTGAAAACTGAAAAGCTGAAATTTCAGATTTTCAGCGTTTCAGCGTTTCAGCTTTTTTCCCCTCAGCCTGAGGAATCCCGTATTTCACCTGAAATAATCCGCCTTCCGCCTTCCGCCTTCCGCCTTTTCTTTTGCTCTTTTCCAGTTCCTGGAAAGGACTTTCCCCCCCGGCCCCGCGCGCAACCTAGATTCCCGGTATGTCAAAGAGACCGTGGACTGCCGCAGACGCCGAGTCGCACAACGCCGCCCTGAAGGGCAAGGCGAAGCTCGCCAAACGGTGGGCCGACACGGCCAACGGCACGCTGCAAAGCGAAACCGAAAAGGGCACGGAACAGACGAAGGCCGAAGGGATCGCCATCGCCACGGCCAACAAGGCGGTAAGCCGGGCGCACATGGGAAATAGCGGAGTGCCGGAAAAACCGGTCCGCAAAAAGCGCACAGTGACCGACGCCCCAGGCGTGACGAGAACCGATCCGACCGATCCGTCCCATCCGGCCGATTCCACGATGCGGACCCGGGCGGGACAGCTCTCGCCGGCGTCGATCGATCTCGACGAACACAGCGTGGAGGCCGTGCTGGGCACGGAACGCGCCTGCCTCTCCACAGACCTGAAGACCAACAAGTCATTCTTGGAAGTCTATCTAATGAGCGGGGCCGTATTCGCCAGGCAGGTCCCGTTGTGTGATACGCACAGGCGCGACAGCGTGACGAAGGTCCTGGGTAGCGTGCGCGACATCCGCGTCGAGGGCGACCATCTCGTGGGCCGGGTGTTCGTCGACACGAACTGTCCCGTGTGGAGCAAGATCCGCGACGGGCACATTACCGACGTTTCTTGGGGCGTGCAGCCCCTGGAGACCACGGAGATCAAGGCCGGCCAAAGCAAAGACGTCCAAGGGCGATCGTTCACGGCGCCAGCCGATCGCTCGCTCTTCGTGCACAGCAAGTGGCGCTTGCGAGAAGAATCCATCACACCCATCGGTTCAGATGAACGGGCAAAAATCCGCTCTCTCTCAACCAATCAGGAAAATGCAATGAACGAATTGAACCGCGCGTGGCTCGAAGAGAACTATCCCGAACTGGTCCGCAGCGAGACCACGGCCGAGGAAGCCCAGGCCGTCTGGGACGGCCTCCCCGCCGCCGACCGCACCCGCGCCGAAGAGTCCTGCCGCGAGGCGGACGACGACGAGGATGACGACGAGGAAGACGACGACGAGGATCACGACGACAAGGAAACGCCGGCCAAGAAGAAGGCCCGCATGACCCGCGAGGCCAAGGCCCGCAAGGCACGCGCCGCCAAGGCACGCGCCGCCGGCGACGAAGGCCAGAGGATTCGCGCCGAGCAGGCCGAAGCCGACGCCGAGCGGATCCGCGAGGAAGCAACCGAGGCCGCCACCAAGAAGGAACGCAAGCGAGTTGCCTCGATCAAGCGATTGGCCGGAAAGGACGTCGAGCCCGAGCTCGTCTCCCGCGCCATCGATGAGGGCTGGGGCATCAGCCGCGTCCGCGCAGCCTTCCTGACGGCGGTCCGCACCGGCCGCACGGCCAGCGTCGGCGGCGGCGGCAACACCGACCAGGTCGAAATGGTCCGCAGCCTGTTTGGTTCCGCCCCGGCCGGCCACGTCCGTTCACACGAAACCGATTGCACCGTGGCCACGCTTTCCGCCGCCATGCTCACCCGCAGCTACCACGGCGGGCAGGACGTGTGCAATATCCTGGGCGGCTACCGCCCCTCGGCAAGCATGATCTCCGACGAGTCCGGCCGCCAGGAGAGCGGCCAGTGCTACACCGTCCGCAACGACGTGACCCGCATGCTCAGCGGCCAGGCCCGCCAGGCATCCGAGGAACGCCGCCGCGCGTCGGAGCGATTGCTCGATTTGGGCGACCGCTACCGCGGCATGTCGATGCTCGACCTGGTCGACGAATGCAACCGCATTGAAGGCCGGGCCCGAACCACGTATGACGCCGACGAACGGATCCGGGCCGCCTTCAGCGGCTCGGCCCTCTCGGCCATTTTCACCCAAAACGTCTCGGCCCAGTTTCTCGGCGGATACCTCGACGCGGCCGATACGACCGTGGGCTGGGTCACCGAATCGGACGTCCCTAATTTCCTGCAAAACGAGCGCGCCATCTACGGCAAGATGGGCCAGCTCGAGCGGCTCGGCAAGGGCGGCACCGCCGCCGACCTCGACACGAGCGACTGGAACGAAGTCTACAAGATCTACAGATATGCTGGCAAGTTCGTAATCGACGAACAAGACTTCATCAACGATCGTTTTGGCGCGCTAGCGCAAATGAGCCCGCAAGACATGGGTCTTTCGGCGCGGCAGATCCGGCCCAACCTGGTCTACGCCACACTCCTGCAGAACCCGACTTTGAACCAAGACAGCCAGGCGCTGTTCAATTCCGGAGTGGTTGCCAGCCGCTCCGAAGGCAACATCGTCACCGGCCAGATCACCGACTTCAACGCCACGACTCCCACGGCCAGTGCCGGCCCCATGCAGGACGGCATCTCGCTGATGGGCAAGCAGCGCCTCCGCAACCGCGTCCTCAACCTGCGGCCGCGGTTCGCCATCGCCGGCCTCGACCTCGAGTGGGCCCTGAACGTCCTGCTCAAGTCCCAGCAGCGGATCATCAGCAGCGGCTCCGGCGGCACGTACAACCCGCTGGCCGCGGCGGGCATCGACATGGAGACGCGGTTGGATTCGCGACTCGATCCCCTGGGCGTCTACTGCAACGCCGACAAGAAGACCTATTACCCGTGGACCACCACGGGCGCCACCACCGGCCGCAGCCGCACCTGCATCCTCGCCGCGCGCCCCGGAGAGCAGGGCGCGAAGACGATGGAAGTCGGCTACCGCATCGGCACCGGCCGCGCGCCGCGAATCCGCTCCAGCATTCTCCGCGAAGGGTCGGGCCAGTACGGCATGAGCTGGGACGTTAACCTCGATATCGGCGTGCAGGTCCTGGACTTCCGCGGCTTCGTGCTGATCAACGGCGGCGACACGCAACTGGCCGCCAGCGGACCGGCACAGTCGTAAAAAAAAGCTGAAACGCTGAAAGGCTGAAAATCTGAAATTTCAGCTTTTCAGTTTCCAGCTTTTCAGCTTTTGCCACAGCGTTTCATTTCAGATTTTCAGCTTTTTAGGACTATTCCCCATGACTGCTTACGCTCAATTCGCCTCGAACACGCTCTTCCGCTATCCGTTCGGCCAGTTTCACCAGGCGGCGACCCAGGCCGACAACGACGGCGACGTGCTGCAGCTCACCGACGGCCGCATCGCCATCGTCAACGGCGTGGGGGCCGGCGCCGACGCCGTCTCCATCGGCGACCCCGAGACGCTTCGTACAATTGGCGTGTTCCAATTCGTTTCCGCCTCCGGCACCGTCTTCACGGTAGGACAAAAAGTCTACTGGGATCCGGTGGCTCTGGCTGCCGTGACGACCCCCGGCGGCGCTAACGGCGCCTATTACGCCGGCGTGGCCGTGCCTCCGGGCGTGGCCGGCAACGGCGTCACGGGAACGACAACCGCCAAGGCCAGCGGCGCAACCTCAGTGTGGCTCGATATCAACGTCGTCACGCCCTCGGGCAGCGTCCCCGCCTCGGTCGCCGCCGTGGGCACGAACCAGGCCACGGCCGCGGCCATCCCCCTTGACGCCGGCTTCATACTGGTCACCGGCGGCAACACCTCGACGGGCGTGATCCTCAATCCGGGCCAGGCCGTGAAGATCAAGAACGGCGCCAACGCCCCCTTGTTCGTCTACCCGCCCATCGGCGCGTCGATCAACGCCTTAAGCGCCAACACGTCGCTCAACATGAGCGTAAGCCAGTCCTGTGCCGAGTTCGTCGCCTACAACGCCACCCAGTTCTACACCATCCCGCTGGTGCCGTCGTAATCTGAAACGCTGAAACGCTGAAAATCTGAAATTTCAGCTTTTCAGTTTTCAGCTTTTCAGCTTTTGCCACAAGCTTTTCAGATTTTCAGCTTTTTAGCCTGCCCCGCCATGCCTCACACCGTGATGCTCGCCATGCCCGGCCCAACCATGACCTTCGCCACCGCGAAGGGCATTATCGAGGCCTCGTCGGCGGGGCACACGGTGGGCCTCGATAACTCCGGCGGGAGTTGGGATAATTTCAATACGCTCTTCGCGCTGGCCCTGAACCGGGCCCAGCAAGGGCTGATTACGCATTTTGCCATGCTGCATTCGGACGTCGCGCCGCAAGCCGGCTGGCTCGACGTGCTCCTGGAAGAGTGCGATCGCCTCGACGCCGATCTAATCTCGGCCGTCGTCCCGTTGAAAGACGCCCGCGGCGTGACCTCCTGCGGACTGGGGCGACTCGGCGAACCGTTCGGCGGGGCTTACCGCCGCGTCACAGTCCGCGAGCTGGCCGACCTCCCGCCCAGCTTTGACGCCTACGACCTGGCCGAGTCTTACGGCTCGTACAAGTACGCCGGCATGCCCCTCCTGCACAACAACGGCTGCTGGGTCTGCGACCTGAGAAAGCCGGTCTTTTATTCCGAAGAGCCGGTAATCGTCGAGGGCCAGTATTGCGTGGCCCTCTCGGCGATGTTTGCCTTCCCGCGGCGCGTCGTGAAGTACAAGGGTGAGTGGTGTGTGCAGGGCGAGAGTGAAGACTGGTATTTTTCCCGCCGCCTGTGGGAACTCGACGCGCGGACCTGCCTAACGCAGCGGGTCAAGCTCTCGCACCTCGACGGCGGCACCAGCTATCCGAACCACGGACATTGGGGCGAGGAACACGATCAGCAGACCCGCTGCTGGTGGGACGTTATTCCGTCCGATGGTCAAACCCGCAATGGCAGCGGCTCGGATTGCAGTCCGGGCACGGACCTGCATGAGTGGGACGTTATTCCGTCCGATGGTCAAACCCGCAATGGCAGCGGCTCGGATTGCAGTCCGGGCACGGACCTGCATGAGACGCGCCCCCCCGCCCGCCAAAGAACACCATCCGCACGTCGCGACACCTCGGACACCGCGTGTTCATGCCTGGTCTGACGACAAGTTTTTTTGATTCGCTGATTGAAAGCAGTTCCGCAATTGCGGACGACGTCTTCGGCAAGACGTTCACGTTTTGCTGGAACGGGCAGACCTGCACCATCACGGCCATCCTCTCGGCACACCCCATCGTGACGGAGATGGACGGCCAGATGATGAACAGCACGCACAGCCACAATTTTGAGATCAACGCGGCCGACCTGGTGTTTGGCGGATCACTCACCGAGCCCCAGGCCGGCATGGAGATCCGCGAGGCCCTCGCCGACGGCACGACGAACGTCTACGAGGTCCGGCCGCACAGCAAGGCCCGCGCCTTCGACCCGCTCGATGCCGAGCAGACCAGACTGCTCGTGTACGCCAACTATTTTCAGAATGAAAGATGAGAGATGAGAGATAAGAGATCGGGGCGAAATCGACGTCCCTCATCTCTCATCCCTCATCGCGAAGCGCATGGCCGGAGATATTTTAATCACGATCGCCGACGCGATGGTCCAGGAGCTGAATAACATACAGGCCACGGATCCGGACCAGTTCACGCGGCAGTTTACCGCGGAAAGGGTTTACGACTATACCCGCGACTTGGAAGACACGACCACGATGCGGGTCGACGTGGTGCCGGAAAAACAGGACGACGATCCGTTCACGCGGGTGAGCTGGAAGGGGACCGGGATCGTCTCGATCGCGGTCCGCGAGAAGCTCAAGGTGGAAGACATCGCGGCCGTGGACGCCCTGACGCTGTTCACCGGCGAGTTGCGGGACTTTTGGACGCTTCCGCCAAGGAGGCTCGCCTTGTTCCCCGCGGCCGCGCCGGTCAAGCGGCAGATCGTCTATCCGTACCTGCAAAAGGAATTGAGAGAGAAGGGGCAGTTTGTGAGCGTCGTCCAACTCACGTTCCACCTCGTGAGCACGTGAAAGATGAGGAATGAAGGATCAGAAATGAGGAATGAAGGATGAGAGATAAGAGATCGGGGGGAAATCGACATCCCTCGTCCCTCGTCCCTCGTCCCTCGTCCCTCATCGCGAAGCGCATGATTGGATTTGGTCCCGGCAAATACGTTGACGAAAGCGCGAAGGTCGCCAAGGCGGTCCGCAAGGCCGCCTGGGACGCCTTGCGCCGACTCGGTTTCCTGGTCCGCGGCAAAGCACAAGAAGAGATCAAAGACGAACCGGGCCCGTCGACGCCGCCCAACCCGCCGCACACCCACAAGCACCAACTCACAAAAAAGGGAAAACCCCGCAAGCAAGGCCAACTCCCGCAATCAATCCTTTACGGCACGCCCAGCGATGGGCCGCCCAGCGTGATCGTGGGACCCAGCGTGAACGTCGTCGGTACCGCGGGCAAGGTACTAGAGGAAGGCGGCGAGCGGAAGGAAGATCACTACGAACCGCGGCCCTTTATGGGCCCGGCCCTGGCCGCCGAGGTCGGCGAACTGCCCGGCCTCCTGGCCGACAAGTTAAGTCAAGCGTGAGACAGAAAAATTTTCCCCTTTGAGATTTCGGATTTGAGATTTGGAGTTTTCCCGCGATGCCAGCCAATTCCACCGTAGCCCTCTCGATCGTCGATGCGATCCTGAAGTACAACGCCTCGCCCAGCACGTCGCTCCCGGCGACGACCGTCGCCAGCAACTGTGCCGACGTCTCGCTCAAGGCCACGCTCAACGACGCCAAGGCCAACACCCGCGCCAGCCGGCACGAGATGGGCCTGCCGTCGATGTTCACCGACGGCGTCGAGGTCAGCTTTCCAGCCGACTCCAACGCCACGGACCTGGCGGCCTTCCGCACGGCCTTTTTCACGGCTGCGCCGATCCCCATCCTGATCACCGATAAGAACGGCATGACGCCCTTCAACGCCGTAATGTACGTCGCCGACTTCGACGACACGCAGACCCTCAACGACGTCCCGGTCGACAAATTTTCGCTCAAGGTCTGGGCCACCGGCTCGGGCGGTCCGTACCCGTATTTTGGATAAAAGCTGAAAACTGAAACGCTCAAAAACTGAAATTTCAGCTTTTCAGATTTTCAGCTTTTCAGCTTTTGCCACAAGCCTTTCATTTCAAATCTTCAGCTTTGCAGGACTATTATGCCAACTGGAAACAAGACCGGCTCGCTCAACACCCAGGCCAACTGCGCCGGCGTCTCGGGCAACAACAACCTGCCCCTGGCGGGCAGCAGCGCCCCAACCTTCGGGATCACAGCCCCGGCGGGCCTGATCGGGACCATCGGCACCAACGGCTCATCGAGCTGCACGTTGCCGCTTGCCGATCCCAGCCAGACCGCCACCACCAGTTCGATCGTGGCCGTCTTCTGGCTCGCCGCCGGCGTGCTCCAGGCGTGCTACGACCTGGCCGTCGCAAGCGTGAGTTTTTCCACGCCCACAAACACCCTCACGGTCACGCAATCCGGATCGGTCCCCACGACGGGCAAATTCTGGGCGGCCAGCGGCTCGGCTCCCACGGCCTTGCCGGCCAACGGCACGCCGATTACGGCGGCCATCAACCAGGACGTCACCCTCGGCGTATCGATCAATTCGGGTACCGGCGCGAACATCCAGCAGTTGATCGCCACCAGCACACAGCCCGGGCTCATTGAATGGTGCAACAACGCCAGCAACTCGCCCACCTCGCAGCGGCTGAGCGCGATCCTCACCTCCGGAGCGTTTGACACCTGGCCCATCCAGGCCAGCCAGTCCGGAGGGCTGCCCAGCGGGGCCGGCAACTGGGCCGCCAACGCCACCGTGGCCAACATCCGTTGTTACAACCTCGGCAGCACGCCGGCCAGCGTCGGCACAAGCAGCCAGTCGGCCAACATGCAGGCGGCGCTCTTGCTCACGTAACCAAAAGCTGAAACGCTGAAAAACTGAAAAGCTGAAACCAGAGGAGAAACAAGCCGAAACGCGAACGCTGAAAACCTGACATTTCATATGAAATATTTCAGCTTTTCAGCTTTTCAGCTTTTCAGCGTTTGCCTGCCAATGCCCAACTTTACCGACACCAAGGATCGCACCTGGTCCCTCGAAGTCCACTGCGACGCGATCGAAGAGATCAAAACCCAATGCGGCGTGAACATCCTCGATCTGCTCGATCCGGACAGCGACCTCGCCAAAGAGGCAACCCTGTTCCCGCCGCTGATGTGCCGGCTGCTCTTCGCGGCCGTCGCCGACCAGGCCAAGACCAAGGAGGTCGATGAACGCGAATTCCGCCGCAGCATGAACGGCGATTGCCTGAGCAAAGCCAGCGAACTCCTTTTGGAGCAAACCATAAATTTCTTCCCCCAGCACCGCCGGAAAGTGGCCGCGGCCGTGCTGGCAGCGAATCGCGACGTCCAGGAAGCGGCGACGGAGCTGGCCCTGGAGCGTCTGGCGGATCCGGCACTCAAGACACAGTACATGGCGGCCCTGGAGGGAAATCTGCGCCGCGAGATGGAGTCGGCACTGGAGAGGATCGGACCGCCGATCGCCGGCCGCCGGCCGCCGGCTTCGGAGACCGCATCCTCGATCGATGCTGGCAGGCTGCCGGGCTGCTCGGATTCCCCGGACCAGGCCCTTACACCTGGCGGCAACTCAGCCGGCTAGCGGCCGGGCGGTACGAACCGTTCGCCATGCTGGCACAGATCCTCGGCGGCAGCAAGACGTCGACCGTCGACGATTTCAACCCGTACATGATCGCCAAGCGGAAAGCGGCCGCCCGGCGAGGCCTGCGGATCACAGGCGCCGAGGCCGCGAACCTTTTGAAGCACCTAGCACCGAAAACAAAAATCTGAAACGCTGAAACGCTGAAAATCTGAAATTTCAGCTTTTCAGTTTTCAGCTTTTCAGCCTTTGCCACAAGCGTGAGCCATGAGCACGGGAACCACAGGCGCAATCCGCGGCGGTATGGCCTACGTCCAAGCCTACTTGGATGATAACCCCGTCACGCAAGGCCTGGCCAAACTTCGCGGCAAACTCAAGAGCTGGCAGGCCGGTCTCTCCACGCTCGCCAGCGGCACGATGGGCGGCGAACTCCCCGAACCCTTCGCGGCCATCGCCCGCTTCGCGCAGAGCCCGGCCGGTGCCTTTGCCGCCTTGCTCGGCGCCGCCAAGTTCACGGCCCAGGCCCGCGAAGAAATGCTCCGCATGTCGGAGACCACGGGCGTGAGCGTGGAAAAGCTTTCACAATACGCCTACGCCGCCCGGCGGGCCGGAGTTTCGACCGAGGCCCTGGCGAATGGTCTCAAACGGATGCAATCCAAGGAGTTCATGGCGGCCTTCCAAGGCGCGGGGAACGGTTCGCGCGCCCTAAAGGGAATCACCCATGCAGCCATTGCCCAGATGGGCGGCGGCGACGCCACGGACAAGCTCCGCGAATTCATCAAGCTCGCCGAGAACATGCCCACCCAGGAAAAGATCGGACTCGCCCGCCGGCTGGGCCTCAGCGAGTTGCTGCCGCTGATCAACCAGGGCGTCGACTCCCTCGACGCCTTCACGGCCCGCGCCAAGCAATTGGGCCTGGTGATAAGCGCAGAGGACGCCGAGGCCGGCAAGAAGTTCGAGCAGGCCTTCGGCGACTTGAACGACGTGCTGAAGAGCTGCGTCGCGCAGATCGGCGGCGCCCTGGTGCCGATGATCACCGGTCTCACAAACCTGATTGTCCCCGTGGTGGCTTCGATCCGCGACTGGATCAAAAACCACAAGTACTTGACCTTCGCCATTTTCGCCGGCACCGGCGCCATCGTCGCCGGCGGCATCGCCCTCAAGGGTTTTTCCGTTGTCGCCGGCCTGGCCACGACGGCCCTGCGAATCCTCAACGGAGCCTTTACCGCCGCCAGCCTGGTTGTCGGCGCCTTCAACGTCGTGCTGGGCATGACGCAGGCCATCATGGGCGCCGACGCGCTTCCCTTCCTGCTGGTCGGGGCCGCAGTCCTGGGAGTCATCGGCTACATCGGTTACCTCGCCGGGGCGTTCTCCGACCTGGGCAACCAGTGGCAAGGTTTCACGCAAGACACAACCTCATCCATCTCGGCGATCGCCAACGCCATCAGCAAGGGCGACCTCACGGCCGCCTGGGACGTTGTCACGTCGTACTTCCGCACGGAGTGGCAACGCCTGGTCAACGTCCTCCAAGAGATCTGGGAGGCATACCGCGGGTATTTCACGGATGCCTATTACGGAATGCTCACCGGTTGGAACGACGTCTGCGCCAAGATGAAGAGCGCATTCGAGAACATGATCACCGGCGTCAAGAACCTGTGGGCCAGTTGGAAGGAGGCGGTCGGCTCGAAGTTCGTTGGGTTCTTTGAAGACGAGGATCTGAACAAGCGGGTCAAGGCCAAGGAAGACGCATTGCGCGCCAAGGGCGTGGCCTTCGGCGGACACGTCACCACCGGCGAGGAGGAACTTCACAAAGACATGAAGGGCGAGCGGAAGGGCAACAACGCCGCCAACGCTTCCGCCCAAAGCCAGATCGAGGCCGACCGCAAAACGGAGGAACTGCGCATCGGCGCAGCCGGCACGGCTGCGGCCAAGGCCCGCGACGCGCGGCTCGCGGCGGCCCAAGCCGAGCTCGACAAGCGCCGCAACGCCTTGAAGGCCGCGCAGGACATCGCCAACGCCCCCGGCCCGGCCGACAAGGAACGCCCCAAGCCGGGGAGCTTCACGCCTGAGGAGCAATCGGCCGTCGCCGGCACGTTCTCCGGCGCGGTCGCCGCCATGCTCGGCGGCGGCGGGGCCGAGAACCTCGCGCAGAAGCAGGCCGACCTGAGCGCGGATCAACTCTCATCCCAATGGCGGATGGAAGCCCTCCAGAGAGAGCAATTGCAGACGCTGAGCAAGATCGACGCCAACTCCGCCAAAGCGGCCGAGATGGGCGCGGGGGTCATCTAAAATGGACATTTTTGAAGACATGCCCGGAGCGAAGGGCACGGCCACCAGCTTCAGCATCGACTACAACATCATCAACGCCACGGTCAGCGCCGATCCCACGAAAGACTACCAGGCGGTCCGCGCGGCGGTCCTGTCCTACGCGCCGGTCACCAACGCCCCGCCGGGCGCAACCTACGCCTGGCCGCGGCGTGGTCTCGACCTGAAGGAAGCCGGCTGGGGAGTCTGGAAAGCCACCGTCCAATGGGCCTCGTTGACCTACCAGTATTCGCTCAAGATCGGCGGCAGCAGTCAGCAGATCCGCTGCGACAAGAGCCTGGTCCAAGAGTACGACGATCCCAACGCCCCCTCCGGCAGCACGCCGGGCTTCAGCGCGGGCGACTTGGGCCGGCCCATCGGCTGGGACGGCCGCAGCGTCCACGGCACCTCAATCTACACGCCCACGCGGACCTGGACCGAGTCCGTAGAGATCCCCATCCGCGACTATAGCTTCGATTACGAAGACGCCGTGGCGCTCATCAACGCCGCGCCGATCAACTCCGCCGCGTTCCGCGGCTACGATCCGGGGGAAGTCCTCTTCCAGGGCCTGCAGGTCCAGTTGAGCACGCAGAACCCGGACTACGTCACGGCCGCCTTCGAGTTTTCACAGAGCGACAACCGCAGCGCGAAAAACAACAACCTGATCACCGTCGACGGCATCAAGAATATCGCCAAGGACGGCTGGGATTATTTTGACGTCCACCAGCCCGTGCAGACGACGCAGAGCACCCCGGGCTGGTTTGGCCCGCGGGCTGCGTTCGTCTTGATCCATCGCGTCTACGACCGCAGCGACTTCACGCCGCTCAACATCGGCACCGGCGAGACGCTGCCGGTGTGGGGAGGATAGCGTAACCAAAAGCTGAAACGCTGAAAAACTGAAAAGCTGAAACCAAAGGAGAAACAAGCCGAAACGCGGACGCTGAAAACCTGAAATTTCATATGAAATATTTCAGCTTTTCAGCTTTTCAGCTTTTCAGCTTTTGCCTGCCGATGCCAACCAACTTCCAGCGCCTCAAAGCCGGCCAACCCTGGCGCGTCACTCAACAGACCTCCGATGCCATCCTGGCCGCGGCCGAGGATTATGCCCGGCACTCGCGCGATCCGGACTTTGTTCCCCCGCCGGAATATCTCTTTCAGGGCAACGTCATCCAGGTTCGCAACGACTCGGGCAATCCCATGCCGCGGTTCAGCGTGGCCGGTCTCAACGCGCCGCTGATCATGTCCGTCAACAATCTTCAAGAGTTCCAAAACTATCCACGCTTCAGCGTCAGCAAGCCGACGGCCGCCAACTCCGGCAACTTCTGCATTCTGGTCGAACCGCTGGGCGCGGGCCAGATCGGCCTGGCGATGGTCTCGGGCGTCGTCCCTTGCCAGCTCTACCGCAGCCAGGGCGACACGCAACCCACGTTTGCCGACGTCACGCCGGGCCAGATCGGCTGGCTCACCGGCGCGCCGGCCGGGGCCCGGGTTCTGTGGTGCGATCAGCTCACTCCCAACTCGCCGAATTACACGTTGGGCACCATTTCCGCGAACGGATCGACGCCCAACTGGGGCACGCCCTGGGCCTTGGTTCGATTGCCCGAGTCGGGCCCGGCCATTCCGACGGTGCTCTATCTCAACGGAATCTATCCCACGGGCGGCTACCTGGGCACAAGCTTTAACTACGGCAGCACGGCCGGCCTCAACTGGCAGTACATCAACGGCTTCAGCGGCTTGCCGCTGGCCTCGGCCAACACCCAGATCAAGCCACTGACCAGCGCCACGGGACCTTCGGTCAAGCTCTTGAAGGCCGGCGTGTGGGACCTCACGCTCGAACTGAATCAGGGCACGCCTCCGGGCTTCGGTCCCAGCGTGACCGGTCTGACGCTCTACAACCTGCAATGGCAGGTGACTTTGCTGGCCACGTCGCCCGGCGGCTCGCCTGGCGACATGGGGGGGCTGACGGTCTACATCGACTGCGGCAGCAACCTGGTCGGCTCCGGAGCCAGCGGCGGGACCTATTGGCAGTGGTATTCCCACCGTCATTTCTTGTTGGATTGTCCGACCAACACCCAACTCAGCATGCTGGCGCAGTTTTCGTCGCAGGTACCCTATACTTGGAGTCCCGACACCGGCGGCAGCATCTACGCCACGGTCTCCAACAACACGAGCCTCCGGCTTAGCCGGCTGGGCCCAAGTCAGTCGGGGTACACCTAAAGCGAATCGTGTATTTGCCGCCACTGGAAAAGCAGGCCGCCCCGGGTGACTACCTGCCAAGTTTCAGGTAGTCAGCCTCAAAAAGCAGCCCTTGGCCAACGAGGTCTCCGCAGGCGAAGGCGCGCGGCTGTACGTTAAATGGAATCAGGCCCGCACTTCGCTGAACGAATGAGGCGTCCAAGAAGCCCCGCATCCCGGGGCTTTT